CTTGCTGTTGCACTGAGGGCAGGCCTCATGCTTCAGGAACTTGGACGGCATTGGCGTACCAGGTGGTGGGTATGTGGCCTTCGCACCAGAGAAAGCCGTGGCGCTCTGCCCACTGCCAGTAGGCCAGGGCACCAGGTCGACGAGAAAGCTTGGCGTCAGCCCGCATGAAGCAGAGCCTGATGTCCTTGTCAGGGTGGGCTGCCTTGACGGCAACCATCTTGCGCCTGTCTTCAGGCGTCAGCAGGCCCTTGGTCTCCACCATCACCCCATTGGGCAGGATGAAGTCAGGGGTGTAGCTGGCGTGGATGACGTAGGGCAGGGCCTGGGTTTCGTAGTCGTAGTCCAGGCCCCGCAGGGTGAGGCCAGCTGCGACGCCAGCCTCAAACTTGGAGCGGAACTCAGAAGTCCGAGTCGATCTCCGGGATGCTGCCCGTGCTGTCGAACGGCGTGGCTTCAGTGGAACTGGTCCAGCCGTCGCTCTCCTCGAACCCGAAGCTCTCGGCATTGCCACCACCCTCTACCAGGCTGATGATCTGGACAGCCCTGAGCCTGAGGGTAATGCCGGCACCCAATGCCGCTTGATAGAAGGGGCAGGCTTCAAAGGACACGCGGCCGACGGTGCCACCCCACATCCCACGCAGGGTTTCACGGTCACGGACAGGCTGACCCTTGGCATCAAAGAGAGCAGGGGCTGCAGTCCATGCACGACCCTCGCGGTCAATGCCCTTGGCTTTCATTTTGGGTTTCACCAGGAAGCAAGGCTTGCCGTCCACTTCCTCGAACCCGAAGGGTGGTTGCACCAGCTTCCAGTCCTTCTTGCCTGGATCTTGCGCCTTGAGCGATGCCTTGTGCCGGTTGAGCAGATCATCAAGGGCATCGGAGATGGCGGCCGCATCAGCTGCATCGATGGCAGCTGTCACCTTGTAGACACCCTCAGGGTTGAACTTGGTTTCAGGTTCGATCAGCTTCGGATACTGGAAGCGAGCGACAGGCGTGGTCAGTTTGATCTTGTCGACAAAGGTGTAGTTCATGTTCAGGTGATGAAGTACGTCGCGTGACGGACGGTGTTGATGTCAAACCCACCAAGGGCGGGCAGTTTGGGTAGCGCCTGGCGCAGGTCCTCTGGGATCTGGGCCAGGAGATCCGAGGCTATGGCAGTGAGCCAGTCCTCGGAGTACATGGAGGCAAAGGCGTTGCGAACTGAATCGCGTACCTGCCCCATCTCAGCGGGCGTCGTGGCAAAGCAGTCGTGGATCCCGCCAAGATTGGTGACGCCATTGGCAAAGGCGTCGATGGTCGACAGCGCCATGTGGCTGGCATCCATGGAGTGGATGACGTTGGGGCTGAGCCCATTGCCCATGCGCATGGGGCTCAAGCCACTGGGTTGGTGGTTGGACCTGAAGGTCATCCGCACCGGCGACAGGTGATGCAGCACGATCTGCACCCCCCGCATGTCGACATAGGACTGGTTGACCAGCAGCCCTGATGGCGACGTCCACTGAAGAGAGATGTCGTGTTCGCCAGCCAGCTTGCCCAGTCTTTTGAACCAGTGCATTGCGTGCTTGGCGGGGCCAATGATCTTGGCTGTCTCCCTGCTCAGGATGGTGGTCATGTAGTGCATGGCGGCAATGGCGCCACGCTTGAAGCACCACCCGTCGGTGCCATACAACTCAAGGGTCCGCTCGAAGGCCCACCGTTGGCAGTGCTGGAAGATCGCCTGCCTGGTGGCTGAGTAGGGCGTGGTCATGACGACCGCCTTGGTCAGTGACCGGTCAGGCTGCAACTCCAGCCATGACCTGGCATGTAGCTGCTCGGCCTTGTCACCGTTGACTGCATCGCCACGCACCCGCTCGAGCACAGCCATCAAGACACGGGAGTAGATGTCCTGCGGCTTGTCGCTTGGCATCAGGTTGACCAGCTCAGCCATGTGCTCGTTGCGGAGCAGGGCTGAGTAGTGCTGGATGCCAGAGCAGGTGCAGTCCAGGACGACAGGCAGCTGACACACGAAGTGGTGTCGATGCGTGACGTACTGATAGGCGGCACGACAGAAGGCAAGGAACTGCCAGGTGTCGTCGGCCTTGGTCCAGAACTCAGTGTTCTGCCAAGGGTCCATGCCTGATCGGCAGATGGCTTCCTTGTTCTGGTGTGCCCAGGCAAGGCGTGCCGACCAGCTCAGCTTGCTGTGTCCATAGAGGTTGGCGCCATGCACCCACAACCATTCGGCTTGGCGTTCATCGGTGATCGGCCTGCCCTTACTGAACTGCAATAACGACCGACCGATGTCATTGGCCTGTGGGTTGAGGAACGGGGGTCGGTAGTAATACCTACCCCTGAAATCCAGCTGCATGGGGAAGTACAGCTCGGGCTCGTCGACCAGGCGCCGTGCAATCCATAGCTGCTTGGCTGTGGCGATGCGTCGGTTCTTGGTCTTGTCGTTCTTCTCGTGGATCTGGCGGGCGTTGAACTTCCATTGGGTCACATCAGGGTGATCCTCTGGCAGGTGCTTGGGGTAGGGCGGAACAGTCCACCCTTCACGGGGCATGAGGTTGCCGATGGCAATGCTCTTGTCCCATGCGTGCTCCACCTGCTGCAGCATCCAGCTGTTGACCTGCCATGCCACCCCCTGCTGGAGGTTGGCGGCTTGGATGAAGGGCTCGTCGCCCTTGCAGTGCTGCGCTACCAGCTCTGCTCCATCCTTCAGCAGCCAGTTGTTGGGGATGTCAGTCAGGTACCCACCCTCGAGCGGTGACGACCACGGCCTGGGTGGCACCACCATCGGCAGCGAGAAAGGGCACAGCAACATGCCCGTCTCATGCACCTTGCTGACAAAAGCAAGGCACTCAGGCGTGGCACGCACCATAAAAGGGGTGCGCAAGCCAACCCTTTCCTTTCTCACCACGACCAGGCCTGTCTCCTTGGCGATCAAGCAGACCAGGAACGCACCTGTTGCAGCACGTTCCTTGGCTGACCACACCTCGGTACCGCGCATCCGGTGGATGTCACGCACCTTGTGGCTGAAGCGACCGCGCACACGCTTGTGGTTCTGCCGTTCCCATCGGCTGGCCCTGGCCAGCATCGTCTCAACCCACAGCTTCTCGGCCACCTCATGCGCAAGGGCAGAGAGGCGACACGTCGAACTGATCTGGTCGACGACCACGCGCAGGGCACAGGCAGCAATCTTGTGCGGCGCCATCTGCGTCAAGGGATTCAGGCCTGCATAGGTGATGCCTGCCTTGCCTGCCTTGATTTGATTGCGATGATGCCTGATTGCTTGGGTCAAGCGTTCAACGCCAAGCTGCACAAGTGCATCGCCGTAGTCAGATAAGGATTCCATGCGCAATAACTTGCGCCTGTTACCCATGAGCTGACGACGGTCGGCGCCAAGTTGGAACATCTCACGTTCCAGCTCAATCTGATCCTGCTCAGACCGCACGTTTCCAACCAGCGTTCCAGCCAAGGCGAATCAATGCAGTAGCTGGCTCGCTGAACTTATCGGGGAACGACGCGGTCCACTTCTCGAACGCAGCATCACGAGTGATGTCGGGATCGGGCAGTGCTGGCGGGCTTTCTGGCAGGTAGGTCCAGTGCGTTACGCCATCGATGTATGGCTTCTGCCAGTAGCCAGAGAACCAGCCATGGCCTGGCTTGAAGTACAACACATAGCCCTTGTCGTCACTGTCTTCCTTGGTCGGAGGTGTGACCTTCAGGTTGTAAACGTTTTCGGTTGGGTCAAATGATCGGGGCATTTCGTTTTCCAATAACGGTGATTGATGTTGCAGATGGGTGACGATTGCGTGCAAACTTGCGGGCTTGCCCGTGGTTCATCGCCCTGATCCATTCCTTCATCGGCTTGGCAGATGCAAAGTAAACATGCACCTCCCATAGCCCGGCTGCTTCCTTGCTCGTGCGACTGACGCCTTCGCCCAGGTTGGGTGCCTGGCCTTCGGCCCAGTACAAGGCGAACCGATGGTCGGTTCCCCTATTCACCAGCCCCGCTCCTGATACTTCTGATGCAGCCCGGTGTAGGTGCCCTTCAACGGGTGCCCATTGGGCAGGTGCTTACGGCCATCAAGGAAGTACAGCCGCTCGAGACGGGCCATGCGTGCCTCGTCCTGCTCTCTCCACTCAGGTTGGTAGGTCATGGTTGGGTGTCACGGATCAGTCGGTCAGCCACCTCGTTGATGGCCAGGTAGCAGATGCGAGCCTGCCCCTTGTCAGGGGCCCAGGTCCTCACCTCTTGGGAGATCACCTCGAACACAGCTGCCATGCGACAGCGGTCGTCGATCAGTGCTTGCTTGTCCTGCCAGTAGGCAGCCATGCACCGACCGACCAGGTCATCCCCGTACTTCAGCAGGACCGCAGAGGACACCGCACCTGGCGTAACCGACGACGTCGACATAGGAATCAAGGTGATCAGGGGTGTGCTGTAACCGAACCAGCTTGAGCGCAATCATCATGTGCGCCACCTGTTGAGCGGTGATGTCCGCTCCCGTGATGGCTGACCACATCAAGGCAATGCGATCAAAGCTGATCCGCGGGTCGCCGTAGTCGGCAGCCCTGTCATGCGTGATCGACTCGGCACGCTGGTCGAACTCTTGAATCCTGCTCATGCTGCTCCCTTGGGTTGCTTGTTGTTGATGAATCTTGCGGCTTGTTCCCTGTCCCTCTTGCCTCGGTCGGTCAAGATGTACCCCCCGTGAAACGGGCGGATCAGCGACGCATGGTTCAGCACCTTGAGTTGCTCGACGACGGCGTCGGCAAACCAGGTTTTGTCTCTGGTCAGGAAGCTGGTGCGACACAGCTCCATCAGTTGGTCGCGATTCAGCGGACTAGGCGTCGCCTCATGCAAGGCAGTGAGCAGGTCACTGCGCAGTTGCGCCATTGCGTGCGTGTCACTCATCGGGCAGCGCCTCCAGTGCGCGGCGGATGGTGCTCCAGTCAGCGGGATAAAGACGTTCGGCTGCTACCAATTTGTCCAGCGCCTGCTCCTTCAAGCTCGGTGGCTTGGGGCGGCGGGCGGAGCGGAGTTCATCGACATCCTCTGGCTCCCATTGAGCGCAACGCACCAGCCACTCACAGCACGCCTCCAGCTCCTGGTCGCTACCCCACCGGGCAGCGCGGGTGGCGATGTGCTGCCAGTGGTCTGCAACCGCTTGGTGGACGGGTTGTATCTGCGCCCACTCCTGCACCAGCTCCGGCGGTGGGGTGATGGGGTGGTCAGTCACTTGTCCAACTCCTTAACAAGTTTCTTCATGGCCTTGAACTCTCCCCACGAAAGCCTGATGGCCTGTTCAGCGTGACTGCTCAGGTGAGCATCAAAGCCTTCACCGTTGTGCCACAGAGACACTTCGATGAAGTCATCGGGCTTGGCTAGGTGATCGAACTCGCGCAGGGATGCGAATGCAGCGTCGAGTTTGTAGCGGGTGATGTTAATCATTGGTCTTCTGTTCTCCAAACGTGTTAAGTACATGGCGGGCGAAGGCCGCGGCGACCACTGTCGCCTGGCTATTGGGCGTAGTGCCATAGCTGTCCTTCCACCAGTCTCGATACAGCTGACACAGCTGCAGCTCAGTCGGTCCTTGGGTCATTGGTTTGTTGTAGTTGGATGGGTGATGACCCGGAGATCAGGTCCTTTTCAGATTCAGGTGTCCACTTATTGGCCAGCTGCCTGATGTCAGCAGACAGGTCGACGTGTCCGTCAGCAGCAAGGCGTGCCGCTGCCTGAATCAACAGTTGGTGTGGTGCTCTCATGTCTGGCGGTCACAAGGATGAAGGCAATGACGGAGGCAATGACCAGGCCCGTGACACATCTATATATGCAGGGCCTGTCCACCCCCCCCCACCCCAGGCCGGGGCCCGGGCGGCAGCGGGTGGGGTGGGCCCCAGCGATGGGGCCCTGGTGTTGGTCAACCCATACCCGACATGTCGGGGAAGGTGTACGTCTCCTGGCATGGAGGGACGGTGCTGATCTCAAACCAAGGGCAGGCGTAATCAAGCCAGCTGGGGTGCCGATTGAACTCAGCCTTAAGGCGGTTGACGTGAGCCATCGCTCCCGCCTTGGTGCTGTGGCTGTCAATGAAATCAACGGTGCCCTGGTCGTGGGCGTAGATGAAGTGCGTCATGGTTTGGTTCTCTGTGGTGGGTGGGCATGAGTGGCGCCAGCGTGGCCGCCCAGAGGGCAGCCATCACCAGCGCAGTCAGGACGACGTGGCCGGGCCTCACTGTTGCGGGGCCCGGTGCGTCGGTTGCGTGCCGGTATTGGTCACCGGCTGAAGGGCCAGCTCTTGCATGGCAAGGGCCCATAGAAAGGACGACGCCAGCACAGCGGCCAGCGTCGGCAAGGAACGGCTCAGCATCGGTTCAACCCTTCCCGTAGTAGAAGAGGCCGGCAAACCAGCGAAGGGCGTTGGCTTCGTACTCGTGCTGGCTAAACATCCGGGTCCAGGGCGTGCCCCAGTCCTGAATTTCAAGCCAACAACGGGATGGTTCGCCGTGGTTGAGTTCGCCCTTGATCCGCAAGGCAGGGCCGCCGGTGCTGAGCAGCACCCGGAACTCCTCAGGGTCTAGGGATGCACCATCGCCGGGGCCCTTCCACCCCTCTCTGATTTCAACGCTCAACGGGGCCTCCCGCATCGCATCCTCAATCCATTCGGCCACCACGTCGTGATTGGTGCCGTCGTACCCGTGCTCTCGCAGGCAGGCCCTGGCCTCCCTCGAGAGATCACA